ATAACAGGCTCAATGGCTGGCCGATTAGTTTACTCAGGCGGCAAATTTGAAATACATGCTGGTCAATATGTTGCTCCTGCTTTTACTGTTGATGCATCACAAATAGTTGGTGATATTACTGTACAAACAAAACAGTCACGAAGAAATGTGTTTAACGGTGTAAAAGGTGTTTTCTTATCCGAAGATGATAACTACGTTCTTGCGGATTACCCTGCACAGATTTCTAGCACGTTTGCAGCACAAGATGGCGATCCTATCTACCTTGATATGGCATTACCTTTTACTACTGGGAATATTCGCGCTCAGAGGCTTGCAAAGCTTGCTCTACTGCGTTCTAGGCAAGAAGAGGCCATAACTATACCCTGTAATTTAAGTGCGCTTAGATTTAAGATTGGGGACAATATAAACGTTAATTATCCTGATTTTGGTTACGTTGCAAAAATATTTGAGGTTGTTGGTTATTCATTATCTTTAGGTACAGATGGTCAGATAATTGTAAACGTACAAGCTATTGAAACAGCAGCAAATATTTGGAATTGGGCAACAAGTGATGAACA